TTTAAGCAAATTATATTTTATGGGGGACTTGCGTATGGCATCAATGACTGTAGAATTTTTTAAAGTAGTATTGAAAAATAGCGCAAACAACGGGGAAGAAGACTACAAAATTATCAAAAGTATTTTTGAGGAGATTACGAATCAAAGTACGGTTCATGAAAATTATCAGTCCATAGATATCTCTCCAGAGATTGAACCTAATAGCGTAGAGCCCAAAGAAATAATGGATTTTTTTGAAGATCAGAATTATTTGTTTGGAAGAGCATGCAGAAAAAAGATGAATAATGCAATGTTAAAACGAGATTATCAGACATTGCAGGCAGATGAAGTTTTTACTGATGCCGAATCAAGAAAGCAGGGAATAGAGGTATTTACGTTCTTTTTGTATGATTACGATAAAGGAATTGTATCTATTGTTAATGCAAAAGGAGCTCCTGGAACAAAAGCATTGGGAAAGGCAATTGAAACATATAAACCAGAATATAAGTTGGAGTTTCATAATATACCTAATGAAGAGGGAATCAGAGTATTATATAATTCGGAATTTCCTCAAATATCAAAACTTGAATTTGAAGTTCCAACACCAAATGCTGAATTTTTACAAAGTGTTCTTGGTTTAGATGAAGACGTAATCAGGGAAATGATACAGGATGATGTTTTTACAACATCTGTAGCATTAAAACCAATACCGTACGGAAAGTTATCTAAGAAAAAAGAAACGGTAAGAGAAGTACTGGATGTATTGTTTAAAAGGAAAGGTAACTTTTCTAAGACGGTAGTAAGAGGAAGTTCAGAAAAATTCAATAGTAGAAATTTTGATTTAAATGCAAAAATGTTTACTTATCCAATAGATGTTAAAACATATAGAACGGAATATGGAAAGAAAATAAATTATAATTTGCA